GCATTGTAGTAATCACGGAAAGCGTCTTCTAAATTAACGTCCATGTTTTTAGCTTTTTTTGAAGAGAAGTTTTCTCGCATAGGCGCATCGAATATAGGATCGCCTGTGTTGCTTTCAGACATCAAACCACCCTCGTTCATTTGTGGTTTGGTAGGCTCTTTGTAATAGTAAACAGGCTTCATGTCATCAGGGAGATTGCTGTCTTCATCAGCCATCTCAAACTCTTCAACATAAGATCTGGCAATTTCTAAAGCCTGCTCTGTTGTCAGGTTCTGACGTTGCTCTTCATCCATCATCTCGTAGAGCTTCTTGCCTACTTCGTTGTTGTGAAGATCCATCTCTACCGCACGTTCATCCCCACCACCAAAGATGTACTCCTTGGCGTTCAGAATAATGTCAGAGGCTGTATCGGGATATTGTGAGTACAGGGCAAGCGAACCACCAATGTGACGAATCGCATCATACTTATTATCTACTTCGTCGTAGTTCGTATCTTCTGCCTTGCGTAACTCTTTCGCAAACTTTTCCGCTTTGCTTTTAATCGATAGCGGTGCGAGCAGACCATCATCCCGTTCTTCAGCCATTACTGCTTCCCTTCTTCAGCCTTTTGCTGGGCTTCTTCTTTCAAAGTTAACAAACGACGTACTTCCCTGATCTGGCCTTGGATGGCATACATTTCAGACTCAGCTTGGCACTGCTCTAGTTGGAGGTGTAAATAATTTAAGCGGTCATCAACGTAAGTCTCTAACCGTTCCATGTTTTGTTTACCGTTAACCAGTGCGAGTAACTTACGGGCTGTCGTAACTTCCATTACTGTTCAACCTCCGGTCCAGCGGCATCAGGACGACTGAATCCTTCGGCTCCGGGTTGAGGTGCGTTTCCTGGCCCCATAGCACCCGCTCCTACGCCTGCTTGGTTATCGACGGTAGGTGACCCTTCTTGACCCTGTTGCGTCGCTTGTGGGGCTTCTCCTTGCGTCTGAGGCATACTTTCTTGGTACATCTTCATCAACTCAGCTTGGATAGCCGCTTCACGTGGGTCATTGACAATCTTGTCTTCATCAAGGTCGAGGCTAGCTGCAATCTCACGTAAGATGTAGTCGAACTTGATCATAGGAGCCATGGCAGGGTTTGCACCCATCTGCATAACCTGCATAAGTTTTTGTGAGCGGATCTCGTTGCGCATCAGCGACTCGGTGCCCTTAGCAATAATCGACAAGTCGCCATTAGCCTCAGGGTCAAAGTCAAATTGCATGTTGAATGCGAACATGGCCTTGCCAAGCGGTGCAAGTAAATAGTCATCAATGTTTTTGACGACCGTCTTAATATTCTGTGCCGCCGCACCCATCAGCATTGACATACCAGATGCAGTCCGGCCAACACCCATAACACCGGTTTGGCCGTGTGAGAATGATGGGATGCCGGTAGACTCGTCGGCCAACTGACGTGACTTGTCAAACAGCATCATGTTCTCATTGGCAACGTTTTGGAACTTAGTAGAAAACAGTGCTTGTCCCGGCGCACCACCCTGACGACGGAATACTTTTCCGGGAAAGACTGAAAGATCCTGTCCGGGAACGAGGTTGGTTTCGTCTACCTCAAAGATAAGGTTGCCAGACAATACAGCATTATCCACAGCCATACGCATAAAGCCGTTCATTAGCTGTTGCGTATCTTCCATATTCTCAGCTACGCCGATACCGAAGAAGCTGTACGGGTTTAACTCGTAAGGTACTGCGTAGAAAGGAATGCGTGTTGGCTTGAACGGGTTCAGCACTAAACGAAGAATATTACCAGCGCAAATCCATGCGTTGACTTGGATCTGGTCTTTATCCTTGAGTTCTTTAGTTAACTCTAAACCAGCCTCTTTTGCAATTTCAGTATCAATAACGCCCCAATACTCTAACACTTCCCAACGATAGCTTCCGTTTGTGTAGTTGCTGTCGTCAATGACATCTTCCCAATATTCTTTGATGTAGTTAGGACCGGCTTCAATCGAACGCTCTACAGCCTCTGATCGAAACAGTGGACGCTCTTTTAGTTCACGCAATTGTGAACGGCTCATGCGATGACGATAAATCACATGCTCTGCTTCATCCATGTTGTAAGCGTCGGCATCGGGGTAGAAGTTCCAAATAGACACAGCTTCTAAACGAGGGCGGGTTTTAAGAACAGGATTGTACTCACCATCAGAGTCCCACTTCGGATATTCAATATCTTGTGCAAATGGGCCTTTGATAATTCCTGTACCGAACAAGCACTGCTCAAACGCAACAAAGCGAAGGTGCTTATTTCCGTCAGACTCAGCAATCTGGTCGTGAATCTTTTTCTCCATGCGGCTAGCCGCTTCTTTAGCAGGTTCGTAAATCGCAGAGGTCGTAGTGTTGCCCGGACCAGACTTAACAGACTCTTCAGCACCGGCTACTTTGTCGGCAATAGGGCCAAGGTCTCGTGCACTGACAGCACCCGGAGGTACTTCACGTCCGTCACCGGCATAGCCAACGTTTAGTTCATCGTAAATATCTTGAAGTGGTTCAGGTATACCAGCATCTACGTGCACAGTTTCTTGGATACCTTCTGGAATCGGAGTTTCTTCAACACCAATGGGAAACTTGTTACCGGCAAACAACACATCAGTGACTTGGCTGTAAGCTGCAAGCACCTTGGTCTTAGTAATCTTAATAAATATCTGTGAACGCTCAGTATCGGTAAACTGTGTCGTGTCGTCGTACACACCTCGATAGTTTTTGTAAGCAGTCAGCCAACGCTCTTCGTCTGTCACACGACGATCTTTAGCCTGCTGAAACTTGTCACGGATCATGCTGACAAAGCCGCTGTACTGAAGATCTTCTGCTTCATTTGCAGTGTCCTCCAACGCCATTACTTCAGCATCGTCAAATTCTGGTTTATCTACAATTGCCATTTATACACCTATTAATAGCCGAAGACAGGGTCTACCGGTCTCCACGCTGTTTTATTAAAGTCGTTACCAAAGTCAAATATACTTCTTGACTTAGGGCGAGACATGATTCCGTAACGCATTGAGTCGTAGGCGTGATCCGATGCGTAACGAGGGTCGATATCGTCTGTGCCCTTTGGATCTGTTGGAATCACTTGCAGATCTGCAATGATCTGTCTGCATGTATTGAAAAATACAATGTTAGGTTGCTCGATTTGTTCATCTACTTTTAACAATTCGTGCAGCCTGTTTTTACCGGCAACTCGTGACCCACCGGTCCGGTCTGAGGGTCTCCAGCGACAGCCCTCTGCAATCATCTCTTCTGCAATCGAAGGGCCAGTATGCCCACGACTGTGCCATGTAGAGCTATCCAAAACACCGTAGCGAATATCTTCACCTGCTTCTAGCTCTAAAACTTTTCTTGCCAACTCACGTGCAGTGTGTTTAGATACGTACAATTCCCTATAGACATACAGAGTCTCAAAAGCAGGATCTACAGCAAACCAGTGCACTGCTGAAAATGAACTGTAACCAAAGTCACACGATCTGAACTTCATCCAGTTATGTGGTATATCAAAAGGCTCACAAGTATGTACTGGTATTTTAAACTCAGGGAATGCCGCACCGTCTGCAATCGTCCAATCCCCTTCCAACAACTGTCTACGCTGTTGTTCAGGCATTGACAACAGGTTGGCTTCATACATACCGTCTTCGTACAAATACGGATTGTCTTTTAGCGTTGCAGGAATAAACCGTCGATAGAATAAAGGTTCCCCCGCACGAGGATGATTAGGCGGAAAGCATAACTCTTCACCACTTTCTAGATCACGAGGTATAAATGGTTTATTAGCAGGTGAAGGGTCAATAAACATCTGCTTCACCCAGCCGTGACCCGGACCTCCAGGGTTTGTAGTCGCTCGCATACACAGCGGTAAATTCGGGTCTGTCGTACGTAAACGAGAACGCATGTAGTCCCACGCAAAGGGCGTTGGGTGCTGTGTTAGCTCGTCAAAGCCGATCCACGTAAACGCCTGACCCTGATAACGCAATACATCGTCTTCACGGTCTAGATATGTAAACCAGAGACGTGCACCAGACGGAAAAGTCCACTGTGATTTACGTTCTGACCAACGGGCACTTTTGAAGACCTTCGGATATAGCTCCTGAGACTTCCATATAAGCTCTCTAAGCTCGTCTGAGCGTCTACGTAGTAGGATACCATTAAAGTTAGCGTTAGAGACGTACCTGAGAGGATCTACGAGCAATGCGTAGGACTTTCCGCCACCTGCGGCACCTCCGTAGAGCACTTCACGCTCTGGTGCTGCCAAAAAGTCAGTCTGAGGGCCTTCGTTAGGCTGAAAGATAACGTTTTGTAGCTTCTCAGCCTCTTTGTTTTCTTCAACAACCTGAATTTGTTTTTTAGACTTGAGTCGTCCCTTGTCTGTGACGTAGTCATCAATATGTTCAAGGGCTTCTTCGGGTAGCTTACCGGTTTCTACGGCTTCTTCCGCAGTAATACGCTTTAACTC